CTCACCGCCAGGGCATATGGAATCAACACCATAAAGCATCTGAAGGAAAACGCCTTCAAGTGTCCGGATGAACTACCACACATGTTCGAGTCATGGGAGGAATACGGTCTATTCCTGATGGACCGGCTAGTGCCAGATCCAGAACATAGAGAACTCATCGAGCGCCAATGGAACAAATATCTGCCAATATACCGGGGGGAGAAGATCAGGCCCCGATTCATCAGAGCAGTCATAGACACCATACTATCGGCAGATTGGGACCTGACGAAGCTGAGCAACTTTCATGGCAACCCGTCGGCGCGACGATATCGGATATTCGTCAAGAAGTTATATACTCCCGCCACTCACTCAGACCAAATGGGGTTCAAATGGTTCACCGATGAAGAGGTCGAACAATTCAGAATGGAGTTAGAGGAATGGAAATCATCGCGACAGTAAGACAGGCAGTGGAAGCATCGGATGATAGGCTGGAACTCATTCAGCGCATACGTGAGGTGCTACACGAACTATCACCGATCGACCAACCAGTCGATTACGTGAGATGGGTAGATATCGAAAAGGTAAGTCCTAATGACTACAATCCCAACAAGGTGGCGCGTAAGGAAATGACGCTACTCTACCGGAGCATCCATCATGACGGATACACTCAACCCATCGTAACGGTCTACGATCCGGAGGCCGACCGATACGTCATCGTCGATGGGTTCCACCGCTATTTCGTGGCGAAGACCCAGGCGGACATCTTAGAGAGAAACCACGGCAAGGTACCGATAGTAGTGATCGATAAGAGCATAGAGGAACGAATGGCGTCCACCATACGGCACAACCGGGCCAGGGGGATGCATTCCGTTCAGGGGATGAGCAACATAGTATTTTCGATGCTGGATGCGGGCATGAGCGACTCCGAAATCTGCAACGAACTGGGCATGGAGGCCGAAGAACTAATCAAACTCAAGCACATCACCGGATTCTCCAAACTATTCGAGGATGTGGAATATCGACGGGCATGGGAGACCAAGAACCAGGCGAGGTTGAGGAGGCTCGCGAAAGAACATCCGGGACTGTCGGCCACCGAATACAATCGACTATACAATGAGAAATACGAAACCAGAATTACGAAAAAGAACAAAACAGAACGAAGTGAAAAACAAAAACACCGGGACATAAAGAAAACAGCTACGAAAAACAACGGAGGATGAACGAATGGACGCAATTGACATCGAATTCCTGGCGAACATACTAGCAATATTGGCACCCATTGTATCGATCGCGCTCGTATGGGTCCAAACACGACTAAGCAAGGCCATAAAGAACCTAGATATCAGCGATGAGAAGAGTGCGCTATTAATGAATACCATCGATGAGTTGTACAAAGAAGTCAAGCGGAAGTACGGAGAGGGCAACGAGGAACGCTTCCAGAGGATGGAACGGGCCATCGAGGACATTCGCCGCAACTGGGGAGATGAAGCGGGTAACGCGGAAATGCTAAGGGCGCGGGCGGACGACCTTATCGCCGAATTCAAGGACATCCAGGGCGGACAGTGAACCCGCCCAAACCCCTTCTATTTTCCAATTATGTTTATAAATGTAGACGCGCATCCATCGGTTATGAGTATGATATTCGCCACATCATCGGGACAGCAGATAGAGCTGCGAGAATGCGGCGAAGACGCCTGGAAAATATTCAAACCGCATTTTCATCTCCCAGAAATGCCCAGGACCGCACACCGCAGATACATAGGGATGCTGGGGGATCAACCAGTATCATTCATCGCAGTGGTTCCACATACAAATAGCAAACATGCCAAGGACCGCCGCAAGATACTACACCTCTCCCGTGTGACGGTACTGCCAAACTTCAGGAGTCAAGGCATCGGGGGAGGAATGATAAATGCCATTGCCAATCATCTATACGGGGAGGATGTCAGAATACGACTCATTACCGCCAATCCACACTTGAACGGCTGGATGGGGCGGAATGGATGGCGGGCGGAGAGCGTCGCACAAACCCCCCACGGGCGACAGGTGACCTGGGAATACGTGAGGGTCGAGAATGAGTAAGTCCAAGGTAGGCCGGAAGGGCAAATATCACAAATGGATAACCGAGGAAGGACTGACGCAGATCAGGGGGTGGGCAATGGACGGACTCACCCAGGCGGAGATGGCTCACAACATGGGGGTGGGCTATAGTACGTTCTATGAATGGCAGGCCCGATTTCCAGAATTGCGGGAGGCCGTAAATAAATCGCGGGAGGTGGCCGACCGCGAGGTGGAAAATGCTCTGTTCAGAAACGCCACTGGATACGAATATGAGGAAACCAGGATAATAAAGGAGGAGGTGGACGGCAAGGAGCGCGTGAGGGTCGAGAAGATCAAAAAACATATGCAGCCGCACACCACCGCGCAGATATTCTGGCTGAAGAACCGCCGTCCTGCCGGCTGGCGTGATGTGCACAGGCTGGAACACTCCGGCTCGATAGATTTCGATGATGACATCAAGGAGATCGAGGAACGATTAGAGAATGACAGGGAGGGGCGTGAGGCTATCAAACGAATCTTCCGAGGCTCGACGGCTGTACAAGATGCAGACGGCCCTGGCACGGATTGATTACGAGTACTACCTCGAACTAGTTCATCGCGGCAGATACCGGCCCGCGCAACACACTAGATACATCGCCGAGCGCCTGACACAGGTGGAGCGGGGCACGCTGAAGCGGCTGATGATATTCCTGCCGCCGCGCCACTCCAAGTCGATGACGGTATCGGAATCATTTCCATCATACTTCATTGGACGCGATCCAGACCGGCGGGTCATATTGACATCCTATGGCGATTCGTTGGCTAGGAGATTCGGCAAGGCCAACAGGGATAAGCTGGACGATTTCGGCAAGCGACTATTCAATATCAACATCGATAGCAGCAACAGCAGCGTGACCAATTGGAGCATCGAGGGGCATCGCGGCGGAATGATAAGTTCAGGCATTGGTTCGGGCATCACCGGCGAAGGCGCGGACTGCCTGATAATCGATGACCCCATCAAGAACAGGCAGGAGGCGAACTCCCAGACATTCCGAGACCGCATCTGGAACGAGTGGCAATCAACGCTGTATACTAGACTGCATCCGGGCGGCTCGGTGATCATCATCCTGACACGATGGCATGAGGATGATCTAGCAGGCCGTCTACTCAATCCCGACTATGGCGAGGTGGAGGAGTGGGAGATCATCCGACTGCCTGCCGAGGCGGAAGAGAACGACCCATTGGGGAGGACGCCGGGAACGCCGCTATGGCCTGACATCGGATTCGACGCGGAATGGATGGAGAAGACCAAGGCCATGGTGGGCAGCGGAGTGTGGAACGCACTGTACCAACAGAGACCCTCGCCGGAGGAGGGCAACATCGTCAACCGCAATTGGTGGCAGTATCACAGGCCGGTGCCCCCCAACGACGTGCAGATGGACGACATCATACAATCATGGGACTGCTCGTTCAAGGAGACGGGCAACTCGTACGTGGTGGGGCAGGTATGGGGGGTCAAGGGTCCCAACAAGTATCTGCTCGACCAGTTCCGCGAGCGAACGGATTTCCCCGGCACATTGAGGGCCATCAGGCAGATGACCGACAAATGGCCGCAGGCACGAACGAAGCTCATCGAGGACACCGCCAACGGCCCGGCGGTCATCGCCACGCTCAAGAGGGAGATAAGCGGCATCATCCCGGTCAAGGCGGCGGGGAGCAAGGAGGCGAGACTCCACGCGGTCGTTCCAGAGATCGAGGCCGGAAATGTATATCTGCCCAAGGGTGCGCCGTGGGTAATGGACTTCATCGAGGAGTTCGTATCATTTCCAAATGGCGCGAATGATGATCAGGTGGACGCCGCCACGCAGGCACTGGCACGGCTGACCGAGGGGCGGCGGAGAATCAAATCAATAAGTAAGACGGCATTGGGGTTATGAAATGTGGACATCGATAGGCAATAGCGAAATGCTCATCAGGCCGCGCATGGTGCAGATGAGCGAGGAGCCGACACCGAAGGAAATAATCAAGCTCATAGCGGAGCAAGACCGTTATCGCACTCGATATCGGAAACTGCAGAACTACTATGAGGGCTACAATAGCATCATCAATAGGAGCATGCGCGACACCACCAAACCGAACAACCGGCTGGTGAGCGGATATCCTGCATACATCACTGATCTGATGCAGGGATACTTCATCGGTAAACCGGTGACGTACACCAGCGCCAACAAGGAACTCATCGAACTGATTCAGGACATTCATAACTATAATGACGAGCAGGACGAGAATTCCGAGCTAGCCAAGATCGCCAGCATCAAGGGCCGCGCATATGAGATCGTATATTTCGATGAGGACTCCCAGATAAGATTCAACGAGCTGGACCCCGAAAATGTCATCATGGTGCATGACGACAGCATCAACCCAGAGCCGTTGGTGGCGATCCGTATCATCTCCGACAAGCGATGCGAAGTCTACACGCGGACGGAGGTCATAGAGTACCGCATCGACGGCAGCCGACTGATCCAGGAGGGCCGGGATATGCACGGATTCTCACAGGTGCCGATAATCGAATTCCTCAACAACATGGAGGGCATCGGGGACTTCGAGCGGGTGATATCGCTCATCGATGCATACGACCGCGCACAGTCCGACACCGCCAACGATTTCGAGGAGTTCACCGATGCGTTCCTCTGCCTGGTCAATCTCAATGGGACCGACCGCGAGGACATCGAGCAGCTGAAGAAGAACAAGGTGTTGCTGCTCGATGAACAGGGCGACGCGCAGTGGCTCATCAAGAATATCAATGATGCCGCATTGGAGAATTATAAGAATCGCCTCAACGACGACATTCTACGATTCGCCAAAATCCCCGATGTCACCGACAACAATTTCGTGGGCAACGCGTCCGGGGTGGCGATGAAATACAAATTGCTGGCACTCGACCAGGTGATCGCCGCCAAGCAGCGCAAGTTCAAACGGGCCATCCAGCGACGCCTTGAACTGATATGTGAAGCGCTCAGTCTCAAGCGAGATGAACCGGTGACCGATGAGCCGGGCAACTACGATTACCGAGATATCCAAATCAACTTCGAGGTGAACAAGCCGATCGATGAAAAGGCCATGCTCGACACGGCCATCGCCATGATGGGGATAACCTCCACCGCCACCGCACTATCACGAGTGCCGGGCGTGGATGATGTGGAGAAGGAGCTGGAAGCTATCGCACAGGAGCGCGGCGCATATGCCATGACGCTGGACGAGGTACCGGATGAATAAGCAGACCAGGAACCTTGAGCGCCAGGTTGATAAATTACTGGGTGCGGGGGGACGGGCGATCACGCTCAAGCACCTGATGGCCCTGGACAAATTGAGGAAAGAACTGGCCACCGCGTACGAGAAGCACGCCGATGAGGATGGCAAGCTGACACAGGAAGAGATGGTCAAATACGACCGCCTCAAGAAACTGGATAAGACGATCGAATCGGTGGTCAAGGACTTGTACAAGGAGACTTCCACCGAGATCCGCGCCTCATTGCGAGGAGTGGCACGAACCGCCGCCGACGGCACGATCTCATTGCTGGAACAGCAGACCGGGCGGAAGGTGAGAGGCATCGCCAAGGACCTCGATGTGGACAAGCTCATCAACACCGAGATGGCCGGTCTGAAATGGACCGAGCGCATGAACAAGAGCAGGGCCGACACCATATGGAACATCCAGCGAGAGATCAAGGCCGGACTGTCGCAGGGGGACACCTACGGCACGATGGCGAAGCGGCTCAAGAAGGAGATCGACAGCAGCGCGGGCAAGGCCATGCAGATAGTGAGGACCGAGGGCCACCGTGTCAAATCGCAGGCGGTGGTAGAATCGCTTGAATCGGTGGCAAAACGCGTCAAGATGACCAAGACCTGGCACTCGTCGCGAGATGAGCGGACCAGGGAAAGTCATTTGAGGATGCACGGCATGACAGTACCGTTCGAGGAGGATTTCATCCTGCCGGACGGAACGCGCACCGAGGCTCCCGGCCTGACCGGGGTGCCGGAGCACGACATCAATTGCCGATGCATCATGACAGTGGACATAGTGAGGGAATGATATGACGGAAGGAAACATGCAGGGAGAGGGAGAGCAGATCGAAGCACAGACCGTGGAGCAGGGAGAGGGAGAGCAGACCGAGGACATGGAGGCCAAG